GATTTTCTTCACTTGGCTCTGGGGCCAACATTGCCTCTACGGCATTATCTAGGCTAGTCGCTTCCACGGTGCTAGTTCCTTCGTTTGCGATCTAAAATGACCTCTGCTGCAATCGCAGCGTCGAGTGTGTCACCGATCTTGTTTAACGCACGCAGTATTGCGTGCGCCTCTTCGCGCATCTCTATATCGGAGGCTGCGCTGTTGGCGAAGATGCGCATTTGCTCCTCACGAACATCGTCCACGAACGTCTGAAACGCCGTGTCATTCTTTAGCCGCTTTGCGTCATCGGCTTGTATGCGGATGTCGGCACTCACTGTGGCGTACCCTGCGCCATGCCGCCAATCATGCGAACTTTATCCTGCTCGGCCTTGATGCGCGCCACGTCTACGGCAGTGCCGTATTGGCCATATACCTTGGCTGCGTCCACCATGAGATCCTGAGCCATCTGATCGCGCTTCAGATCGTTGTCGGCGGCTGCTTTCTGCGCATCAAGCTGCAGCTTCATCATGTCTGACTGCATCTTGCCCTGCACCTTGATCTGCTCAGCCTGCAGGAATGCGGCGTTTGGATCTTGCGCCTGACCCTGCTGCGCCATCATAGCCTGCTGTTGCTGCTGCATCTGTAGCATCTGCATCTCGATTTCCGGCGTAATCGGCGCGAAATAGCGGTCGGCATTGCGCACGCCTGACAGCGCCAGACTGTCTGCCAGTGTGTTGCGGATGTTGGTCAGCGATACCAAGCCATTCATCGGGCCATATTGCTGGTAAACCATCTGCTGCATCTGCAGTGCTTGGTTCAATGCCATCTGCTTTTCTTCTTCGCGGCCAGTGCCAAGCCCGACGTTGATGCTGATGTCCATCGACGCATCCCAGACACGCGGATCGACGGGGATATATTGCCCGTTCATCCGCATCATAACCTCTTCGTCCATGTTCTTGTTCATCAGGCGCAGCATGACGCCAAACAAGTCACGCAGGCCGTCAGCCAAGTTGCGCACCATCACCTCTGTCTGGCCCGCAGCGGCCTGCACAGACGCCTGAACGGCTGCCTTGGTGGTAGACTGCAATGCGTCAGGATTAAGCCCCACAGAGGCGCTTGTAACGCCCGTCTTCTGCTCGGTGAGCTGATCCATATATGCCAGCGCAGATAGCGTCTGACCCGCAACAAACGGCACGCTGAGATCCTGCACAGATCCGGCTTGGCGCATCCGCACAAGTGAGCCAATCTCGTTATTCAGCACATCGTCTATATTTACTGCGCCATCCACGATACCAATGCGCGGATTGTTGGTCATCGCCACGTTATCTAAGATGCCGCGCAGAATAGACGTCGCGGCGTCTTGGTCGTTCTCCACTAGCTCAGAAAGGCTGTGTCCGTACCAGCTGTGTGGCTCTGGGTCGATCTCAAACTTGGCAAACGGGATCTCGTCGCACGGCATGAAGTCTAGCAGCTCGTATGATGTGCCGCCGCAGAGAAACTTGTACAGCACCGGCACGCCGGTTCCGTCAACATCCATACGCATGTAGGCTTCTGTGATGCCCACAAGCTTCATGGATGGGTCTAGCTCGTCTTCGTCTGACAAGTCTTCCTCGTAGCCTTGGCGCTCAAGAACCTCTGCGCCAGACATGTCGTTTGTGCCGTCGAAAGGCGTCAGGTTGGAGATGACCTCGAAGTCAAAACCCATCTCGACCAGATCGCCGACGCGCATGTCTGTGCGGTGCGCCACGACATATGCGTCATCAAATGAGCGACAGTCGCGGTTTACGAAAAACTCTTCCGGCGGGATGCTTTCGATACGCAGCTCGCCCTTCATTTCAGTGCGGCTAATCTTGACCGAATGGACAGGAAGCTCGATCTGCATGCCCATCTCGTCCATCTCGATGGACATTTCCATGGTATGCTCGATCACGTCCACGTTATCCTCTTGGATCAGAAACGTGTATTCGTCATCAGACAAGTCGGTGTAGGTGTAGATTTCCGCAACGGGATAATCATGCCAATACGCCTTCACGATGCCCTGCTTCTTCACCATGGCGTCTTGGAACGCGTCGTTTAGCACGCGGTATCCGTTTAGACGCGTAAACTCGTGCTGGATGTAGCTGGTGGCCTGCTCAGCCAATGCAACGTCTTCTGGCCCCTTCGGGATAAACTCTACCGGCCTCGCGGTGGACATGAAGATCCGCATCAGGCTTGGCTTCACAGAGCGTACAGTATCCCGTACCTTTGTGGCTACAACCTTGCTGCGCCCGTCTTCATGGCCAATATCAACCTCGCCGTCGTAGTAGCGCTGCGCCTTGATGCGGTCTTCGCTGATCTCGCTTTCAACGAAGTCAACGGCCTCGCTGATCGCATTCTGAACAATGCTTTCTATCTCGCGGCGATCTTTTGGTTGTGGTTGCATGTTATTGTCCTTTAATCAGCCTGCAATCCCAATAGGGTAATGATGTCTTTGTCGGTGATTAAGCCGCGCTTCTCTGGTGCCATTCCTGACGTAATCATGTTGCGGATGGCGTCTAATGATTTCACCGCTTTACCCTCTGCGCCAGCCTTGGCTGCTGCTCCAGATATAGTCGCTACGGCAAAGGCTGGGTTATTTACAATAGCGCCTATATTTAATGCCTGCATAAGCCCGTTACCTGTTGGGGAGAGTTTCCCGATCAGGCGCATGGTATTTTCAGACATTGTGCCTTGCACAAAATCTTCCATAAGTTTAATTTCTTCTGCGTCAAACTTAGCTTTATTTCTTGTGCTATTAAGGATAGATGCAACAGCTTGACGGTATTTATTAACAACATTCCCGCCAGAGCCGGTTGCCGCAGCCCCGCGCTGCGCCTTGTCCATCAGCTCTTCAAACAATTCAATTTTCTTGAACCTACGGTTGTCTGCGCGTGCAAGCTTCAAGGCATCAGATGCTTTCTGATTTCCTGTCATAGGTGCCATGTCGATAACTTCGTCAAGCTTGTCTCTTATAAACGCAACTTCAGGCTGAAAATTGCTGCGCCTATATAGGTCAGACATTCCTGCGCGCAGTTTATCTACCTGAGCTATATTTAAAGTTTTACCGGTGTGCTTGGATATCATAGCGAGGGCATTATCAACAAACTTACCTGTTTCTGAGTTTGGCACATAACTCACAAATATATCATCAGCATCGTCTGCTATTGCTTTTGCAACATACCTATTAACGCCATCCATGCTAACGTCGATTTTTCCACCAACGTCCTTAAAGTTTTTATATGCAGCGTTTTTAGCGTCTCTGGCTGTTTTTACAGAAGGCTGCTCTATGGCCTTTTTCTGGAAAGCCTTAACAGTCTTATTTTTTATTCCGGCAAGGGCGGATGGTGCCAATGGCGCAAGAAACGCGCCTGCCACTCTGGCAATAGGCTCGTATTCTGTGCCTTCAGTGGCTTGACCCGCAGCTTCACTGCCAAGTCCAGCCGTAACTGCGGCCTTCAGAGCGCCTGCGCCGCCGCCCAATGCGCTGGGCAAAAACTCCCCAACGGTTCCAGCATATTGCCCAGCGGTTGTTGGGCTTCGATACTGAACCCTCTCTTCGCCAGCAACAGCAGGTACTATGTCGCCCATCCGCAAACCTTCTGGCACTGGCTCTGCACCGAATGCACCGCGAACAAGTCTGCTAGATAGAGCGCTTACGTCTGACGGCAAATCAAGCAACCCTTTTACGCCGCGCAATGCGCCAGCGCCTGCTGATTGAATAAGCTCACCGGCATATTCGCCAACAGTGTCTACCTCGCCTTCACCTACAATATTCTCGCGCAACGTGCCAAGCTTTAGGCCGCTGGGCTGCGGCTCAGCAGAAGCCGCGCCCATAACATGCTGCTTGACCACGCGGTCAATAACCGCCTGATCCGTTCCATCTGGAAAGTTTAGAATCGTTCCATCCGCAAGCCGCGCTTCAATCATTAGTTTATCCTGTTGCCTTCTGCGTCATATTTAAGGACTTTTGCCCCACCCGCCGTTGGTTGCTGCTGTGCCGCTGGCGCAGATCTCGTTTGACCGAATATCTCGCGGCCTTTAGCTTCGCCATGCACAATCTCAAGAAGTGTTCGCTCATATTCGTCAAGCTGCCTCTTGAAGTCTTCAGCAGACGCTAATGGGTCTAGCAAACCAGCTTTCGCGGCGAGCATTGCATTTTCACGCTCAGTCACATTACCTAAAGCGCCTCCGGTTGGGCTTTCTTGGCGCATTGCGTTTAGCGTTTCTATAGTCGCTTGCGCTTGAAGGACTTTAACGTTGCCAGCGACTTTTCTCGCATCAGTCATTGGAACGTTTTGCAAAAATGCTGCCCCAACGCCAGTTGAATACGCGTCAGCAAGGCTTCTTGCCTCCTTGGCGGCATTAAGGATGGTTGATGTCATAGTGCCTTTTGTGCTGGCCTTCCGCTCCTCTTGCTCTGCCGCTTGTGCTTGCTCAACAGCCGCTGGGCCGCCAGCAATCGGCTGCATTCTCAAGACAGTTTCACCAGCCTCATTCACCCCTTCCACAAGCTCATACCCAGCAGGGATAGTACCTACCTCTGTGCGCCTTTTGCCTGAGCTTTGAAAGTCAGAGAATGTGCCTTTGTACCCTTGCGAAACTGCAAGATCATACTCTTTTATGGCTGCTGTCCGGCTGTCTTTCGGCGCGGTCAATCCCGCTTGGAACCTTGCCAATTCCTTCTGCCGCTCAAACGCACGACGCTCGCCAGCTTCTGCAAATAGCTGAGCTGCTGCTTGCTTGGGGTCTAGCGTTCCTGCTTTTACCATGTCGGCAAGATCAGTCCGGCCAGCTTTCTCAAGCATATTTACCGTGCGGTTGCCTTTGATCTTATCTGCGCGCTTCAGCTGCGCCGCCTGCAAGACTTGCGGCAAGTTCGGATCAGGATTGATCGACATGCTGTTTAACCATCCAGCAAACGCGCCCGCCATATCCTTGCGGCGCGCTGACTTTTCCTGACCGATAAAGTCCTCTTCGTCGAAACCTGCGTTTTGGTTAATCATGTCGTTCATTCCTTACATCGCTGCATACATAAATGGCAGCTTCAGATAATCAAACAGTCCGGCCTCTTTTGTACTTGTTTGAGACTGAGGCGTTGGCGTAGCCCCAAGCGCCGCCAATGGCGCTGCGAGCGCTGCCTGCGGTGCGCCGGTGTAGCCAGCATATTGGCCGCGCGCCGCGTCGATAAGCGCCTGCTGCAATCCTTGCTGCATAAGGCCCTGCTGCATCTGCTGCTGCTGGATCGCTTGGCCAGTGCCGAATGCCTGCTGGCCAAGTCCAGCGAGCTGCCCCGCCGCACCCAAACGCGTACCCATTGCGGATTGCTGCGCTGCCAAGTTTTGCGCCTGAGCAGATGCCGCCTGCTGAGCCGCGTATTGCGCAGCAGCGTTTTGCGCCGCCACATTGGATGCTTGAACTTGCTGGCCGCGAGCAATGTTTGCCGCCTGCGCCTGCTGCAGCGATCCAACGCCAAAGCGCTCGGCAGCTTGACGCGCCGCGACGTTTGCCGCTTCCGTTGCTGCACGCTGGCCAATGTCGAACTGAGCCGCGCCCATCGCCTGCTGGAACCCTTGCTGGCGTAAGCGCGCTGCCGCGTCTGCCGCCTGCTGCCCGTATGCTGCACGCGTTTCCGCTTCCGCAACGCCTTGGCGTGACCCGCCAAACGCTCTTGCGCGCTGGGCTTGCGCGCCCTGCACGTTGAGCGCCTTTTCCTGCGCAGACGCAATATCGCGCATGGTCATGTCGATGACTTCCTGCTGATACGGCGACTGATACTGGCTGATGTCAGTCGTTGCGAGCTGCTGAGCCGCTGCCTGCGATGGCTGGTATGCGAAGCCAGTTTGCTGTCCGGCGACGGCTTGCTGGGCTGGCGTATACCCAACTGCCTCGATCTGGCGCGGCGTGAAGCCGAGGCCGCTTTGCGCGGTTCCCATCGCCTGCTGCAATGCGCCAGCCGCTGCTTGGTTTACGTTAAACCCAGCAGTCGGGGCCAATGCAGGCGGCGCGGGCTGCGCTGCCGGTTGCGCTGTCGGGGCGATTGGCATCATACCGAGCTGCGGCCCTGCGCCTGCTACTGGCATCGCTACCTGACCGCCACCTTTTGCACCTTGTCCAGCCATCTTATGCGCTCCTTCTAACTAAGCCGACCACAAAGAATTGGGTCGTGCGGGCGGCAAAATGTATGCCACCCATGATTGTGCGTTTCTTGCCTCTTGCGAAGTCAATGTAATCCCTAAACTCTGAATAATGGTTGTGGGCCTTGCCTTCCGCAATCTTCTTACTGCCAAGATGCCGATAGCCTCTGCGTATGGCCTCTCCCCACCACTTGCCGTGCAGCTTATCCATACACCAAACAACGGCCTCGCGCTTCATGCGAGGCGTAAACGCACCAGAGTTTACAGCGTGGGTCGCAACCACGCATCCACCGCCGCCGCCTCCGCTGTCACCGCTGTCGCTGTCGCTAGATGTGGGCCTCACGGGTGGCGCTGTTGCGGCTGCGGGCGTTACGGTCAATTCTTCAGCTTCACCCGCATAATCGGTAATCCCTAAAGCGTCTCCAATCGAGCCAAAGAAGTCTCCAACAGCGCCAAAATCCCCAACACCATCTGCGCCGCCGCCTGATAAAAAATTACCTGAGTCTGAGGCTGGAGTTGATATAATTGGCGTGTCATTATCATTGCTTGATGCAAGGTATGCGCCAGTTGACGCGTCATAAACCATGTTTGGCGGCGCTGCAGCAATCATCTCTGCAACAGTCGGCGTTTCAATGGGGTTATTTACACCGCCGACGTTGTAGCTATCACCCAATGCAACCTGACCAAGCAAGGTGTTAGATGCCATGCCAGTCAGCCCCTCAGTAATATCATTTAGTAATTGAGTGCCTAAGCTTGCAGTGGATGTGTCCGTTATCCCCTCGGCGGGATTTGTTATTAAAGACGAGGCTTGCGCGTTGGGGTCTAATGTCGGCGGCAAAAATGCATCAACACCTGCCGCATCAATTATTTCCGGCGTTATGCCAAGCCCAGTTGACTGCCCTGTCGGATCTTGCGCTGCCTGCGCCGCTTGGTAATCGTAAACGGTTTGAAACGCCTCATTGTATTGCGGGTTTGTGGGGTCAGTTGCCATTATTTGCTGAGCAATCTGAACCTCTGGCGGCGCGATATTAAATATTTGGTCATTAGGCTGCACAGCCAAATTTGGGTTGGCAGCAAAGCTTGTAGTCTCAAACGTAACATTTTGCGGCCCCGCAGCTGCCTGCGCCTGTGCAATCGCCAACTCGTTTGCACGATCTGCCGCTCTGATGTCTGCCATCGTACCCATAGTGCTGTAATCCACAGCAGGCTGCACGCGTGTTCCTGCTTGGCCTGTCACGGGATCAATGAAGAAGCTCTCAATGTATTGCGCCTGCGCTGGGCGCTGCGCGGCAAGCTCGTCAACGGCCTGCTGGTACAATGGAGCTGCGCTATATCCGCGTACACCGCCAGCAAACTGTGTTGGCTCCGGCATGCCGCCCATAATATCAGCTTGCGTTGTTGGCGTTCCCAGCCCAAATGCAGACGCAACGTCAGCGGTTTGCTGGAAGCCCGCCTGCTGAAACGGCGTAAACGCGGCAACATCCGGCCCGAAATACGGCACATAGCCAATCTGGCTAATGCCTTCGGCCTTTGCCAAGTTACGGCGCGCAGCCTCTTCAATGTATTCTGGGATCGTAACTGATGACGTTGTTGACCCGCCTTTGCCGCCTGCCATTATTCAAACTCCTTCACATATGAGGCGTGCAGTGGCACCCAGCCATGCGCCTTCAGTGGTTTCTTCCAGCCAAACCGGCCCGTCATGGTCAACGCAGAGCATCCTTGCGCTTTTGCCCATGCTATCACATCTTCATGCATTTCTAAAATCTGATCCAACTCGCCGCCGCCAAGAAACACGTTTAAAACTTTCTTTCTCGGATATACCACTATTTCGGTCACTATGCACCCCCTCGGCGTGGGCCAGAGCTGCATACTACCTTTGTATATACCTTCGGCCACGTCGATGAAGTCATGCGTGCCGCCGGAATACTCCAAGGCAGCCTCAATCCAGTCACGGCATCTCTCCAGCTCTTTATCCATGAAGCCTCGTAATTGCTAAGGTTGACGCGGGTATCGCTGGCACCGGCGAAGACGCTGCGGTGTAATTCAGAAAGCCGCTTGTGCTGTCGATCATGTAATTCACTTCCAAGTAGTCATTCGCCGCAACAGTGAATATCTGCGTGCGCGACGTGACCAGCGTGGCGTTATTCTGGTGCAGCGCAGTGGTCATGCCGCTGTCTGCCACGTTGGTTCCGTTTACGCTGGGCCAAAAATAGAAGTGAACAGTGCTGGCTGACGTTGATGATATTTGCGCCGAGAACGATACAACATATTGGCCCGCCTCCTCGAACACGATGCGCGACGCTGGCGTGCCTTGCGTGATGCCGTCATTGCCTGTGGGCGCGTCATATGTGAGCTTGTACGCCGTGTTGGCGGCAACAGGCGTGACGTCTGACGTCAGGATGAAATCAGCGTGGCCATCCTCCAGCACGATCTGCCGCCACTCGCCGTTTTTGCTGACAACGGGATACAAGTTTGTGCGATCCCACATCAGCACGCCATCTTCTGCTGCGCTTTCGCCGCCCGTCTGCTGCACAAGCGGTGATCGCGTCTGACCAAGATAGAGCATCATGCGCCGCGCCCATGACTTCCAGTCATCGCCCTGCGGCTCTGGTGCGCGGTACTGCTGCGTCATCTACGTCCACCCGCAACAGTGTCCAGTCGGTTTATGCCAACGCGCCAGTCGGCAAGCCTTGCCCCGTCAACGCGCATCCGCACCTGACGGCCAGTGAAGCGCATGCTGGTTGGGTTGGCCATGCTAAACGGCCCGTATGATCTCTCGGTTCCGTTTGGATAGAAACGCGTCTTAAACGTTGCGCTGACATCGCCTTGCGTTTTTTCGTCTGGGATCATCTCCGTCACGCTAATGACGTTATCGCCGGTGCCAAGCATAATCGGGCCGGTTTCCGCGAACGGCGTCAAACCGCCATACTCGAACCCGATCTCATGCTCGTATATCTTCTTGTCTGACGGATCAAACATCATCGGCTGCCTGAATGTGCCGGAGTCAGATCCTGCCGTGCGCGCCAGCTCGCCAATAGACCACGTGTTCTCGACGTAATTATACACGGCGTATCTGTTGTTTTCGTTTGATGAGCTGGACGGGTAGAACCACCATATCTCGCCAAAGTCGCCATTTGACATGGCAAACGCCTTGCTGATTTGCGCGCGGTTGATGTCGTTAAACACGTAGTCAGACACGTCGCTCTGGATCTCCTGCACGCCGCCACCGGTGTAGGCGTAAAACGCATGCACGCCCATCCAGAAGCACCCAGCGTCAACCTTGGCATATGCAAGATTAGCCGCAAGCCCGCAGGCTGCGCCAACGCGCTCAATGCCGTACACATATGGCGGGCCAATATAGTTGGCCACATGCGCGTCTGTCGTTGTCAGGATAAGCGTCTGCCCGCGAACATTCACGCCAGCCATAATCTGCCCGCTCGTCTGCAACTCAAGATCGCCAGCCTCGTTTGTCGCGGCAGGCGTCCAAGTCGTGTTGTCTTCGCGGTCAGACCATTGAACAAGGCGTGGATTGCCGCCTGCGCCGAGGCACATCAAAAAGCGCTCTGCCGTGACAACAATGCTGCGGTTATTAACTGGCGCGTTGGCGACCTGCGCAGCAATCGTGCCGGTGTTAAGCTGCCATTCGTAAACCTTGCCGTCGTCTTCGTTATTGGCCAGCAAGTATTCGCCCCACGGCTGCAATGCCCAAGCGGTCGCTGGCTGGATGCGTACAGTGTCTGGCCGCGCAACGCCGTATGCGTAGCTGCCAAATAAGCCGCCGCCGTATCCAGTAAACGCTATGGCGTCTTCGCGGCCAGCGGTCAGGCCGCTCGGCGTGATGTCAAATTGGTTGCCCGCGCTGTTGTAGACGTAAAGCTTGTTATACGTTCCGGCAGCAATCCAGCGGTCGCTGCTGTTGTCGATCCACGTTGTCATGCCGCGCGTGATCGCAGCGGTTGCCGTGTCAGATCTCTTACGCCAACCCTTGACCGGCTGCATCGTGCCGTCGATCCAACGTATCAGGCTGGCATCGCGCCAGCGGCCCATGCTCTGCAAGTCGGTGCCGTTGCGGTAAACCCCAGCGGGTACGTCTAATCTAATCAGAGCCATCGTTGCCTCGTTGGTGTTGCGCGCTTGCCGCAGTGTAACACATGACCATTTGATGCGCAAAAGGGCAGCGTTTTGCTGCCCCTAGCGTTTTCGTTGTGCTGCGCGGCTATTCCGCGTCAGGCTCAAGGGCAGCTTTCAGCTCGGCCATAAAGCCCTGCCTGCCCATCTGAAGCTGCACCAAGTTAAACTGCGCAGAGCCGATCTTCTGGTCTAGCGAATTGATGTGATTTATGCACATCTTTGCAGTGTCGCTTAGTTGATCTTCGGTGTATTCCACATCGTCAATCGTAATGACCTTTTTGTCTTCAGTCACGTTGATCTCCTTTCAGGTTATGCTGCCCACGGAACTCCGTCAGCAGTCGTTGGATTTACCATTGCGTCGATTTTTGACGCTATGGCAGCTTCAGTATCAGCTTGTGATACATGACCCCAGACCCAGCCTTGCGCTTGAGCCTCAGTAATATCGTCATATGGTGTGAAATCAGCAGCAGAGGCATCGTAGGTCAAGCCACAAGTGCCATAGCTAGATGCTGTGTTGCCATCGTCATCAACGCCTGTGCAGCGCCAATGAGCAATGTAAACGCCACCGTCAGCGATTTCGTGTTCCAATGTTGGAATACTCCAAGTGTATGTTACAGCCATAGTTATATCTCCTGTGCTGCTAAGTGTGCAGCATAGGCTGCTTTTACTTCGTCTGTGTGTACTGCGTTACAAATCGCTTGAACCTCTGCGCTTTCACCTGTGATGTCTGCATCTGGTGCAAC